TCCTGGCAAGCCTTCGGATCTCATCGTCAGTGTATCGGCGATAGAATTCATCCTCCGCATCCTGAAAGGCTCCAGCCAGATCTTCCGGCCATGCGTCCGATCGGAATCCTTCAGGGCGATCCTTCGCGGCTTCCCTCAAGAATCTTTCAAGCCTTGGGGTCACACGGCGATCGATGACCTCCTTGAGGAAGGAGACCATCTGGGAAAGCTCCCTGATATATTCGCGCTCAACAGGATCCGGTGGCTGGATGCGGGGCGGCTTCCTGAGCTTCTTTCCCCTGGCCAGCTTCGCGGATACCGTCTTCCGAACCTGGTCACTCGCGGCCATCTAGTTCCTCGAGCTTCTTCTGGGCCCACTCGATTCCTTCACGGCCACCCCACAGCATGACGGCGATGTGTTGAGCTGTGGGCCCACCATCATCCTCCTTCTTCGCTGGGTCATAGTCGGCAAGGTGACGGGCGAAGGCGCTCATCCTGGCGATCGTGGTTCGGGAAAGGTTCTTTCCGTTCGAGAGATCCACGGCTCGCTTCACTCCGATGTTCGTTCCACCCCTTCCCCACTTCTTCCTCAGTTCAAGGCCTTGAGCGGCGGTCTCCTGGACGGACTTGGGTGGGATGAGATCTTCAGCGTCCACTCGCGCCGGAGGGGGAGTGGCTGGAGGTGGGTTCGGGCTTGGTTCTGGGGCCGGAGTCGGCTCTGGGCGAGGCTCCTCGAGCTTCACGTCCGCGCTCCACTTGCCGGATGCGAATCGAGAGTTCCTCACTTCAGTGGGATCCAGAACGCCGTTCTCGAGATAGATCTGGTCAGTGGCGGCTTGCTTCGCTCGGATCTCCACCAGCTCCTTGTCATCCATCTGCCATAGAGGATTGAACTCCACATCGAATGTGGTGGTGAGCTTGACTCCCACCGTGGACTGAGCGGCGATGAGTCGATAGATCCTCATGAGGATGGGGTGGAGGTAGTTCTCCTGGAGCTGGGAGAGGTAGTCGAAATAGTTCGATTCCTCGGCTCGGCCAGTTCCTCCCATCCCGGAGGGAGAGTTCCCGAAGAGTCGGGTGTGGGGGATGGGGGTCGCGGCCTGGATTCGCTTCGTCATCTTGTCCAAGATCTCTGGGATCCCAGCAAAGGAGCTGTTCGAGTATTCCATCGACTCACCCTCGGAGTCGATCACCAGAGCGTTCGCCAGGGACTTTCCTAGATTCAAGATCTGAAGGCGCTTCGTCACAAGATCGTCCTGGTTGTTCGCCACAAGGGACTGAAGGTTCTTGAGCTTGAAGATCGCCACGCGGAAGTCCTGGATCGCGTTCGCGGCGGAGTCGTGTGACGTGTTGAAGTTGAGAAGAGAATTCTTGAGCTGATTCAGGACGCTGTCATGCCAATAGTTATTCTGAGAGAATAACCTCGGGGCGAGGAGCTTTCCTTCGAAGCGGATCACTCGAGAGTGATGGAACTTCTGGCCAGCCGTGTCGCCTCCTTGACCGCCTCTCGGACTGATCGTGTAGTACTTGGGGAGACCATAGTTCGGAGAAGCGAGATCGGATTCAATGTCCTGGGCCGACAGCTCCCATCTTGTGAAGGCCACCACGGAACGGATCGACTTCACTCGGTCGGGATTCAAGGGCGTGGAATAGTCCAGTGTGTCATCGGTCATGAGGAGAAGTCCCCCTCCCCCATACATCCTGGCATACTTCCAGGCCAGCTCCACCTTCCCGGCGAGCTTCAGACGGTCATAGAATTCGGAGTTCAGCTTCTTGGCTTGATCTTCCTCCACACCGATGAGCTTCCATCCTTCGCGGAGGGAATCTTCCACGGGATAGTCCACCACCTTGGAGGCGATGTCGTCAGCCGCATAGAGCTGCTCAGCCTGAGACTCATCCATCCGCTTCCAAACGGCTTCAGCGTCCATCCGCTTGTCTTTCCCCTTGATGCCTAGACCAGTGAGAATGTTCGCCCAGCCGTCCACCTTAAGGCGTGACGGATCGATTCCTGAAGTTTGTTTTTTTGCCATCCTATTCCCCCGTATCTTAATTCTATCACGGTGGATCAAGTCGGAGGAAGGGTCAAGACCTAGATCGTCACGAACGCGGCGAAGTCACCGCCATTGTCCTTGAGGTATTGAAGGGCCTGGGAGGTGGTGTCCACCTGGTCATTGTCCGCGGAGTTCGGGAACTTGAGAAGCTCTGACTCATAGGCCGGAACCCAGTGATGGGTCTCGGGGGAGGGGATCAACACGTTCCCGGCTTCGATGAGTGGGGACACAGCTCGGAGTCTCGCGAGCTTGGAGCCGTATGGCATACACGGAATGATCCCGGAGATCTTCTCCTTCAGGGTCTCGATGATGGCTGGGCCGTTCGCCTTGTCCTCCACCACGATGGCTGTGGTTCGTGGCCACTTGGTTCTCATGTCCTGGATCGCTTTCACTGTGTCGATGAAGCCCATCCGCCTTCTGTCCTGGTCGAGGAGGAAGAAGTTCGGGCCCTTCTTTCCCCAAGCCTGGACGGCCACGAAGGATGAGGAGTCGGTCGCCTTGAAGGCCGCATCCACGGAAAGGATCACGATGTCGAGGAAAGCTGGGAGATCCTTGGGAAGCCAGGTCTTCAGCCATCCCTTCTGGATCTCGTTCCCCTTCTCTTCCATGGGCCGCTGTTGATAGAGCGCGAGCCAGTTCCTAGACCCTTGGGTTCGGCGGATCTTTCGACACTCAGCTTCATCGAATTTTTCCGGCCAGAGGGGGATCCCTGGTTCTTTCCTGGGGTCGCCGGGGATGGGGGTCTCTTCGGAAAGCATGGGGAAGCGAACGATGTCCCACTGTTCCGCGTCATCGCTTTCCTTCATCTCCTTCTCGAGCCAGCCAGCGAGATCGTCATCATGCCACCTTTGCATCACAAGACAGATCCCAGCTCCCTTCTCTCGGCGAGAGTAAAGGGCCCCGCGATACCAGTCCTTGAGGTGTTTACGATAGGACTCGGACTCGGCTTCCTCCGGGTTCTTGATGGGGTCATCGATGAAGATATAGTCCCCGCCCTTTCCCACGATACCGCCGCCCACGCCAGCGCATCGATAGGATCCGCGATACTTGAAGATGTCGAAGCCTTCAGAGTTCCTGGTGTATGTGGTTCCCGTCTGTTCGTCTTTCATGCCGTCGCCTGGAAGAAGAACTTCTGGGAATAACTGGCGATATTCTGGTGAGTCGATGGTGAACTGGACATCCCTGTTCATTTCTCCGGCGAGAGAAGCGGAATAAGATGTCGCGATGATCCTGGCCCTTGGGTTCTTTCCGAAGATCAGAGCTGGAGCCCGTCTCGAGATCATCTCCGACTTACCGCATCGCGGCGGAAGGAACACCATGAGGTTCGGGATTTTTCTTTCGATGAACAGGTCGAGCTTCCGGCCTAAGACGCGATGATGCCAGTTCACTTGGAACTTGCCTTTGAACGTCCAGATGGTGAAGGGGAGAATCGAACTCCTGGCTTGAGCCAGGGCCTTCTCGAGATAGATGTCTTCTATTCTAGTCTTCGGACTCTTCTTCACTGGCCGCCTCGCTGAAGATGTCCTTCATCTTGTTCAAGGCCTCTCGGGCTTCTTCCTTGGAAAGATTCGAGAACTTGATCGGGCCTCCACCCTTGCCACCCAGCTCCACTTCCTTTCGGTCTCTCCACCTGGCCGGGAACTTGTTCTTGAGCGCGAAGATCGTGGCTGTGGCATTGAAGACAGCGGGCTCGAACTCTCGCTCCATGATGACCTTGCCATCCGCGTCATACATGACATTCCCGAAGTCATCGGTCTTCGGGGTCTCCTTCTTGATCCGGCGAAGTTGACCAGTCGCGCCAGCGCGGAGGATCTCCTCCCAGGTCTTCTCGGAAAGTTTTTCGCCCTGGCTTTTGGCTTCAAGAAATTCAGGATGCGCGTCAAGCCAGTCATAGAGCGTCTGGTGAGAGACCATGGGATCCAGTGTCGCCCCAAAGGTGTGAAAGCCGTGGCCGAGCCTCATGTGTTCGATCAGCTTCTTGCAATACGCGGGACTATAGGAAGACGGTCTTCCGACAGGCTTCTTCTTGGGGGGAGGGGATTTTTTCGGCTTCTTCTTCGATGCCATAGTGTCATTATACCATGCGCGTTATGAGCGCCCAAGGTACTCCTCGGGGTCGATTCCAGTCCAGGCTGGTGGTTTACCTGGAAAGCGGAAAAGACGAGTCTTCAAGACCACGATCGTCATCACACAGAAGCCTGGCTGGAGATACTTCTCATCCTGGAGAATATATCGGACAGCGCAGATCGCCTCCTGTCCCGTGTATTCCCCTTTCAGTGGGTTCCATTCCTTGAGGTGAAGGAAGTCGCCGGACTTATAGTCCCGATCATTCTTCCGGACTTCAAACCGCTTGGATTCGTTCGCCACCTCCTTGAAGTATTCTGGGAGGATCTTGAGTTCGTGGGTTCGGTATTCAGTCAGGTCAGGCATGGGTCAGGGCTCCTTTGAAGTGAAAGTTTTTTTCGCGCTCATTGATCCGGTGAAGGCGATGTTCTTGGACTCTCACCTTCAGGGCCGCCTCCCATAAGTCCTCGGATCTATACACGAACTTATATCTGACCCCGTGGGACATCTGGGTTCTTACTTCTCTGGGGATCTCGAGCCGCTTCGCGAACACGCGGAAAGCGTCAGCCTGGATGAACAGCCAGTCGGCGGATTCGTTCGCGTCCAGATAGGATCCTCCTGGGGCCTTGAGACCATAGGGATAGACGGTCAAGATCTTAAGATCTAGGAGCCATGAGTCCGCGGCCTGGTTCACACAGCTTCGCTTGACCCTGGCGTTCATGAGTCTTCCGTCTTCACACTCGAACAGAATAATGGAATCGGTGTCGGGTCTAGGCTGACTCCTTGAAAGGAAAAATTCTCCTGTGTCCTGAAGAACATCCAGGAGAAGATCGAATTTTTCTTTCGGGAAGGTGAGGCGAATCATCCCACCTTCTTCTTCTCAGCTCGCTTGATGGAATCCTCCAGCGAAGCGGTCGCCACGTCCACCACTCGGGACATCGACAGACCAGTCTTCTCAGCCAGCTTCCGGATCCTCTCATCCACTTCAGGGAGAACCTTGAAGCAGATCGAGAGTCTAGGCTGGGATGTGGTCTTCGCCTTCTCAATTCTTTCCATGATCTTATTTTTCGCCATCTTGATGGGCCTCCTATATTGGATTGAATAGCATGATTAGGATCTGGATTCCAAGGCCTTCCGCGCCTTCTTGTATCCCCAGGGCTTCCTGGAGAAGAGGGAAAGCTGGCCAGCCATATCGAGCTTCTTCGCGGAGCGGTATCCCTTGAACTTCCGAAGACAGCCGGATCCAGCTCCCAGTCGGCGAGACTTCTCTGATCTCAGTGGACGGCGACAGAAGCGACACTTCATGAACTTAGTTCGATTCCCGTTCTCCTTGATGCCAACAAGGCATACTCAGGATTCAATTCTATTCCTAAAAATTTTCTATTGTGTCCGATCGCCACAAGTCCTGTCGTTCCAGATCCGAGGAAAGGATCAAGAACTAATCCTTCTGGTGGGCTCCCTGCGAGAATACATGGTCTTATCAGGTCTGGAGGGAATGTCGCGAAGTGAGCCCCTTTGAATGGCTTAGTGGATACAGTCCACACCGATCTTTTATTCCTATATTCTTTTATTGATCGAAAGGGAAGCTGACCAGGAAGCGGCTCGCCTTTCGCTGTAAAACTTCCCTTCTTCGCGCTCGATCTAATCTTCTGGCTTCGACCTATCGATCCGTATATGGCTGGCTCCTTGATTGATTCGGAATCGAAATAGTATTTTTTATTTTTCGAAAGCAGAAAAATATATTCATGCGACTTTGTGCATCTGTCAGTTACAGACTCAGGCATTGGATTAGGCTTAGACCAAATTATATCTTGACGAAGGTTCCACCCATCTTCCTGAAGGGCGAAGGCCACTCTCCAAGGAATACCTATAAGATTTTTCTGACGAAGGCCTGGGGGAGGGGGAATCCAAGCGCGTCCTATTTGCTTGCTCTGTCTTGCCGACTCATGTAATCCACATGGCTTCTGAGATCCGCGAATGGATTCTATCTGACCCAATACTCCACCCTCAAGGGTCGATGTGTTTTTCACTAAGTTTCCGCCGCGACCAGATCCAGCATACGAGTCGCCAAGATTCAGCCAAAGGGTTCCAGATGGCTTTAGTATTCTTCTGACTTCTCGAAAAACATTCACTATTTTTTCGGTGTATTCTTCCGGTGTTTTTTCTTGTCCTATCTGTCCCTCTTTCCCATAGTCTCGAAGCCCATAGTAGGGGGGAGATGTGACGCAACAGTCAACCGATTCGCTTGGAATCTCTTTCAATTTTTCAAAAACATCGCCGACAAGAATCATTTTTCGGTGATACCATAGGGAATGAATTGTTATCAATCCATTATTAAGGAACATTCCGGTGGAATAGTCGCATCTTAGACCGAAGTTCCTCCACGGATTCCGCGAAGCAAGCGAAGCCACCAGCGGCAAGGACAAGATTCACCAGCTCCTCCTGGTGTGGCTCGCGAACTCCTCCAGGGGCCTTGACCTCCACCATGAAGATGTGAGCGCGACCTTCGATCGTCCAGAAGCCAGTGATGTCCAGGAGCTTCTTCTCGTTCTTGGAGGATCTCTTCCTTCCCATCATCGGACGATAGGCTGGCGTGTATGTGAACCAGATGGCTGGACACATGGAGAGATAGTCGGCGATCTCCTTCTTGACTTGGCCTTCAGGAGTCATCTTCTTCCTCCACTTCAGGATCTTCTTCTTCATGACATCGACAGAGACAAGCCTCATAAGCTGGCAAGAATTCGACAGGGATTCTCTGGCGCTTGGCTTCACACACCAGTGGATCCTCGGACTTGCATCTTCGACAGTGACTCATCCCGATCAGGATGAACTGAATTCGTTTACTTGTCCACCTGGCTCCGGATGAGCTTGTCGCCTATAAGTTCCCAGCCGAGCTTCTGAAGATGTTCGAGAACGTGTGGGTGATTCTTGAGGAAGAGAATTTTTCCGCGATGCCATGCGTATCCATCGCCGTTCTGTGTGTGACACCCCTGGCATAAGGGAAGAAGATTGAACCAGTCATCGCCTCCCCCCGCCCCGCGTGACTTGACATGATGGGCCTCGCTTGGCCATGAGCCACAGGCGAGACATCTCAGGTTCCGGATCTGCTCGACGAACTTAGGATCCCTCTTTGGCATCTTCTTTCCTTGTGGTTACGCCCCTTCGGAGAAGGGCGGCCACGAAGTTCCAGGATGGTCTAAGTGATTCGCGAAGCGGAGCCTCAACCGTGACCCGAAGTCCGCTGTCTGAAAGTTCCATGAGACCACATTCTGGCGGTATCTCTTCTGTCTTGACTAGGCCCTTGGGCGTTACGAAATAAAAATAGTTTGAGAAAAACAGTCCCATCCTTCGCTTCTCTGGTTTCTTGATCTCATTCAAGAAGTCGGCCCTTGAGGTCTTGATCTCGAAGCAATACCTGGCATTGTTTGCGGATGGCCATGCGGCTATAACGAAAGCATCAAGATACCTTGACCCCTTCCATCCTGTTCCAACAGGACACTCTTCGAAGTATAGATATTGACGGGGATCTCCGTATCTTCGGAATAGAGCCTTCTTGATCTCCTCTGAAGTCACTCCTTGCTTCCTCCCCAAGGAGAGAACTCCACTCGCCCACACTGAGCGCAATGATGGAGCCCGTGGTCAATCGATGCGGCGACAGCCGTGGACTTGAAGTCCATTCGGACGTGTCCCACGATGGGGGTCTTCCTCCAGATGTGACCCTTGATGAGACACCGGATGGCAGACATCAAGTTAATGATTCGAATAGTCATGCAAGCTCCGCGATCTCTTTCAGTCTCTCGATCACTCTAGGGTGGGAGGGAAGCTGGGTGTGTCTGGTTCCGTCCAGGATCTCTTCGTTCCACATCTGGCTGACGAAGTATCCGCGGAGGCCTTTCGGCTGGAAGAAGTTCTGAGTCCTGTCGATGTGAAGGATTGACTTCAGCCGGAATCCTCCTTGAGGCTCAAGTCTTGGGTCAAGGGTGATGAGCGCGGAAGGATTGACTTTCCCCTCATTCACCAGGCGGATCGCTTTCCCACCACCGAAGGAATGTCCCACAAGAATGGATCCAGGCGGGATCTTGGGATTCGGCCACCACCAGGGGAACCACTTCACAGTGAATCCGGCCTTGATGATAGGACTTCGACACCACGCGCCGACCTCGCCGCCTAGACCTTCGATGACATAGATCGTCCGATTCACTTCTTCACCCAGCCTAGGGCCTTGGCCGCTTGCCAGCTTTCGAAGGTGATCCTTCTGGGGGATTCAATTCGCTTGAGCTGAAAGTTCCTCTCGCCATCCTTGTCGCGGATGAAGTGGCCTGTATAGGTTCCCGGATACTTCTTGTTTTTCCAGATAGGCTTCACTTTCCACCTCCCACTCCTGGGACAGGCTTGTTCAGAGAGTTCATCTGGTCAGCTTTCATGAGCCACATCAAGGCCTCCTCGAGCTTCGTGAAAGTGAGAGAAGACTCTCTGGACTTGGGAAGCGTGGACACAAGGGTCATCGCATTGATGATAGAGTCCGCGGCCTTGTTATATTGTTCGTTCATGGGTTCTCCTTTGAGGTGAAGCGCGATCTGTGAAGGTCTTTCGGATCAGCGATCACGCCGAGAATGTCCTGATCCACCAGATATAAGGGAGTCTCGAAGAGAACGACAGGCTGGCCGCCCACTTCCTTAATGAGTTCAAGGAGTTCGTCTCCTCCAGCCACGATGGCTCCAGGTCGCTCACGATAGTGGCGGACATAGTTCTGGATCATCTTGTCGAGTCGCTGAAGCTGTCGTCCCATAGGCTCACCGAAAAAAATAGCCGGAAAGCCACACCACTGAGACACAGAAGGCAAGGGAAGCGGCGATCTCTGACCAGTCTGAAAGAAGAAGTTCATGGATCATTCTCTTTCAGTGTGTGACCTGGCGCGTCCTTTGTCGAGTCTCGACATTCAAGAAGCCACACATCATTCGCATAGGAAGCGAAGGGATGACGGAAGTATCCGGTCGGGCCGTGGAAGATTCCCATGGGAACATTGAAGCCCACGGTCTCATCGCCGATTCTCGGGGGCCCATAGATCTCTTCCTGTTTTTTCCTCCAGGTTCGGATCGCCCAGTTTGTGAACGGATAGCCTTGACGATACACCATGTCAATGGTCAGCCATCTGAGCTGGCGGCCAGAGGTGGCGCGATCGTCCTTCTCTCGCCATGCGTTCCATAGAAGATAGATCGAATAGTTCAGGCGATGCCATCGATTCATCTTCTTCTTCGGATCCTTGGTCGCGAGACGGATGATTCCTGGAAGCCAGAAGAATCTTCCGAACCACTTCTTCACTTCGATCTGTGGGGTCTCTTCGGTGTTGTCGAAGTACCACTTGAACATCATGGGGATCTTGATTCCCCATAAGGTCATGAAGCCAGCCGTCCAGCGGTTCCCGATTTTTTCCAGCTCCCTCGCATACCTTGGGAGATCGAGATAGAAGGCCGTTACTGATAGCGCCATGATGTCATCGTGGGCCTGGTCTTCCATCTTCGTGGCGGCCCGATTGAACACGCCAGTCACGTCTCTGGTGGACTCGATGAACTCGATCGCCTTTCGCTGATCCTCGACATCCACGATCCCCATGACTCCGATCATCTTGTGATGAACCGCGCCGATGACGNNCTTCCCCAGGATATAGTGAGAATTCATCAGTTCCTTATAGGCGGCGAATCTTGGGTTCACTGGAGCCATCCCTTCAAGGCGACACCGATCGCGGCCCAGAACAGAAGTGTGAGCGCCAGGAGCCCGATCAGGCCCCAGTTCAGAAGCGGTCTTCTCCTGGGTGAAGAGTCATCTTCCACATTCCGAACATCGCCCTGGATCTCTGGATGTGGTCTATATCGTGGAACCTTCGCCGCGAACTGTCCTGTCTTCGGATCCCGATAAGGGTTCCCCCTGTGTTTTTTCTTCTTCATCTTCCCCCCATTGTTTACTTAGAAGATACAGGCCCACCTATACTCGCGACAAGTCCAGCCGCATCAATCCTTTGAGGAAGCCCCTTCTGTCCATCCGAGATCCTCAAGGGCTTCGGAATGTCTGGGAGATAGTCCAGCCGACCAGCCTTCGCCAGCCTCACCTGAGTCTGAACGAAGTCACGGAGCTGGGCTCGCCACACAGTCTCCTCCCCCGCGGAAAAATAACTTTCATGGATCGATCCCCATCCCCCCCACGCTTTCACCACATGGAATCCCAGCTCGCCGAGATAGGCCTTCGCGTCCGCCTCCCAGGATCCTCCCTGATAGCGTTCCTTTGGAACCCACTGAGTCCAGGTGTATCCGTGGGTCTTGATGGCCTCGATGATCTTGTTCACCACGATCTGGGCTTCGTCCTTCTCTTCCACTGGAGGGTGAATAAGCTGAATCAGCTCTGAGGGGGCGGGGAAGTTTTTCTTCTCTAGTGACCACTTGATCGCCGCGGCCTCGAACTCCTGGAAGGTGAGCTTCATGGCGATCACTTTCGCATAGAAATCAACAGAGTTCCGGTCGAGAACTTTCCCGGACGCGGAGGCAAGCTGGAGGATCCCCACCTTGATGGCTTTCAGTTCTTGCTCAGTCATTCCTTCCTCCTTCTTCGATTGGATTTTCTGGGAAAAATCACATCCAAGTCGTAAGGATCAACGCCAGCCTTTCGTGCCTTTTCCCGCGTTTCTATTCCGTAAGCTCCCAATGCTTCTCTGGTTGCAGTATCTTCTCCATGCCCAGCGACAATGGTAGAAATTGCACACGCATATCCCTTCACGAATTCATTATTTTTCTTGCTCATTTTTTTCTCCACTTCGATCTTCGCCTCATAAGTGGCAAGGCCCAGCTTTCCAGTCAGCCACTTCCCGAGATCGCATGAAGGACAAGCGAAGCGTTCCGGGTTCGGGCCTGGAGTCAAGATCGTTCCTTTGTCCCCACAAGGAAGACACTTGGGCGAAGGAATCACCTTCAGCTCCACTTTCACATCTCTCAGCTCCATCATTCCTCCCACTCGAATCCGGCCTTGATGGCTCGCTTCCTAATCCTCGACAAGAAAAATTCTGTGGCCCGTTCTGGCCCACGGATCTCGTAAAGTAAACCGAAAAAAATCATCTCCCAGATCCGAGGTGGATTCGCTTCCAGTTGTTTTTCGAACAGCTCGAGCCGCCTCTTCAAAGGGAGCTTGAACTTCAAGACCTTCGATGACATCACTCCTCCAGTTCTTTCAGGGCTTCTCTTGCTTTGTGCCCTCCGCAAACACGCAAAGGATGGTCGCACTCACCGCCGTCATTCCAAACGCCATGCGCTCCAATCTTTCCGCTCCTGCTTTGCCAATTAAATGGATCAGCATAAAATCTTAAAGCATCTTTCGCCCTCTCCAGCTTCGCTTTCAGCTTGGAGTTATCGTTCTCGATTTTTTTAACGGCTTCGATTACCCAAGGAGCGGCTTCGCAATTTGGTCGAATACGATGTGATAATGCGTTTTTATCTTTAGGCGTCGGTTCCTGCTTCTCTCTGGCGCAGTAACCCATAGCTTCGAGATGCTTATCCAGATCGTCGGAAAGTTGAAGATACCCCGCCGATCTAACCGCCCGTGAAAAAGCCGCTATTCCTGGCCAAGCGTTGGTATCTTTCCATTCAAGAACGATGCAACCTGCTGGCATAGGTTTTCCATCAACTCGCTCGACGTGATATTTTTCAAAGAGTCCCCTTTCTTTTTTGTTTACATTGTCTAAGTTCTCAACTTTACCCGGGTAAGCGCCCTGCTTCTCTCTGGCGTAGGCGACTCCTGCGAGGTAAGACTTTTTACGGATCGCCTTTAATTGGTGCCCAAGGAATGAACCCGATTCATTATCACCACTATCTGCAAACCTTTCCGCAGTCTCTAAAGTCTCTTTGTCGTGGATCATCACTCCTCCCTCATGATCTGGGCCGCCAGATCCGCGTTCGCCGCGATCGACTCTTCACGGTTCGCCGCCGCCCTGGTCAGCATACGCCCAGAGCGATACTCAGCCGCCAACTTCTCAGCGTCAGCCAGAGCCAAGCCCACTGGATGCATCTTCTGAGAATAGAACGCGCCGCGGTGGCGGACATAGAACGCGATCACTTCTGGAGCCAGGTCTTCTCCCACACGCTTCACGAAGCTGGCAAGCTGAGAATTCACTGTGACATTCCGGAGGGGAAGGGTCTTATATCTTTCCTCGAAGGCTTTCGAATAGGCTTCCCAGACCTTCGCCGTCAAGGGCTCGCCCTTCTTCTTCTTGGATGATGGGGAGATCATCGAGTTCTCCGGCTTGTCTAAGTCATGCCAGTCCAGAGGAATCTTCGGTGAAGAGAATTCTTTCCGGATCTCGAATCCATCTTCGATCATTCTTCTCACGTCATTGAGGACATCATCCAGCGGTGGAGCGGTGAGATCTTCGGTCACTCCTTCGGCCCAGTTCTCATGTTCAAGACGATACCTCCGGATTCTCTCAGTCACAGCGTCCGCGACAATTTTTCCGAGCTTGTTCATCCCCCCGCCCTTTCCTTGTCGTCTTCGGCTAACATTATCTGTCTAGTTAACTCTTCTACCTTGTGATAGGCACAGTTTGGATTTCTGCCAGGGGCCTTTACAGTAAAGCATTTGCAGATATGATCAGCGTCCCAATTCATCACATGATCGATTTCATTGGCTATATTTTTTAATGATTTAATCCTCTCCTCCAGCTTTGCGATGATCGCCGCATGATCTTGGAGGAGGATATATTTCCCGCCATTGATTATTTTATATTGTTCACTCATTCTTTCCTTCCTTTCAGACTCGCGTCATTCATAAGGTACACTGACCCCCATCCCTGTACTGTATTCACTGGCCTCCGTGTTCATCACCAGGCCCACGCTGATCTCTTCCTTCAAGGGAAAAAATCAGGGTATGACTGGCGATCTAATCCTGGCGGGGGTCTTTCCAAGAAGCGCCCATCCGGAGGTTCAGCTTCGGGCGAACGCCGCCCTGGGATCATCCTTTCGGAGTCCAGTGGATGATTTACTGTCGGGCGTGACATGGCGCTATCCCTTGCCCGAGAACAGCCTTGCATCCGCGCTGATCGAGCGTCACTTAGTCGCGCCCCTCTCCTCTGAGGGAAAGCGATACCCGTGGAGTTTTTTCCACTTGCTATTCCCCTGGGTTTACGAGTTGAGGGGAAGCATCCTCGGCGATGTTTTTTCGATTGATTCTATCTGTGAGTTGATACAGGATGGACTCAATCTACTCTTCGCAACAGCAGATTAAGCGGCCCCGGCATCGAATGTCAATACTCGATCCGGGGCTGTGTTTTTTATTCTTCAGCGTCATAGTCGAACGACTCTCGAACATCTGGTTCGATTAGGTTCGAGCTTGGTTCGGGTTTTCTTCGGGCCCACCTCAAGGAAAAATTCGTCCACACCCAAGTCCCATCTGGATAGACCAGGAAGACGATCCCATCTTCGACCACCACCTTGGGCTTCGTGGATACAATGTGGACAGAATGTGGGTGAATTGTCGCGCAGAATAAAAGAAGGGGGATGACGCGCATGAATAATTATATCGCGCCGATCCCCCTCAAGTCGATATAGGGCGGTGAGTTATTTGCAGACCACGGGCCCAGGTGAGAGGCTCTGATCCTTCAAGCGAGCGAGCTGAATGTCGGAATCAGTGTTCGTGGCCTTGAGCCACCACATCACTTCTCCCTGAAGGCCTCCCAAGAACTTAGGATCTCTCGGGCCTGTCTCGTATCCCATCACCACCACGACATGACGGCCATTCCTTGAAGCGAGGAACTTCGTCCCAGGCTTGGGCTTGTTCTCCCGCGTCCAGTATAGATTCCCACTCCACATCTCTTCGATCACGGTGGGCTTCGTGTTCCCGATGGATCCTTGTCCAGCTTTCCCGGATTCAGGCGGAGTCCACTGGCGATGATACTTCGTGGAAAAAACATCGAGACAATTCGTCACGCCATGCTTCTTCAAGATCTCACAGGCCCGATTCATGTGGTCGAGGATCCCCTCAGAGATGGTCTGGGGGAACAGGCGGCCAGCCGGAAAGGAATCGGACTTCGTGGCGAGGTGGGATTCAAGAACCATCCTCCCCTTCTTGGGAAGCGTCACGGTCTGGTTCGTCAGCTTCAAGGTCTCCGTCACCACAGAACAGTCCACCCCTTTCGAGGCTTCCGCTTCTGGGATCACTGGCGGCGTGGTCACTGGAGCTGGGATCTGTTGGCAAGAAGTCAGGGCGATGGTCATCCACACGGACACCATCATCAAGGCGATGAAAGTCAGTCGGCTCATTTTATTCCTCCGGAAAGAAGGAGCCCGAAGACTCCTGTGGTTCATGAGAGGCCACGACATAGAGCTGATTCGCATGGATCTGAACTTCCACTCGCTTCGCGCCATCCTTGTCCTCCCATTGGTTCTGGTCGATTCTTCCGAAGACGATCACACGCTGACCCTTCCGAAGTCCAGACGCGCCGAACCACTCAGCCATCTTCCCCCACATGAGAACTCTGAACCATTGAGTCCTGGGCTCCCTGTTCTTGGGTCGGTCGGTGTGGGCGAGACTGAAGGAAAGGACTGGCGTTCCCTGTCCGGTATAGCGAAGCTCTGGGTCGCGGCCTAAGTTCCCCATGATCTTGATCTCGTTCATGGATTCCTCGCCATGAAGATCGCGTTCTGTGGATCCTGTGTCTGGACGGTCTGTCTCAAGGCTTCGATCATCGCTGGGGTGGACTTGTCACCCTCCTGGAGGCCATAGGTCGCCGTCACCCACTCCTGGGCCTGGGCTTCTGTCCAGCCGAACGAAGCGAGGAACTCCTTGAAGGTCTGCTTCTTCTGGGCCGGAGCCTTCTCAGCTTCCTTTCCTTGAGGCTTTCCCCCTCCCCCCTGAGCTTGGGCCTTCCCTTGTGGCGGCTTGGATCCTTGAGGCTTCTGGGAGGCTTGACCTTGCTTCCTGTTCCCATCCCCCACGGCTGTGTTCCCATCATCATCTTCTCCTTCGACAGCGACTCCCAGGATCGCCGTCCAGGCGAACCGCTTCGCGTATGTGATGGCTCCCCCCACCCCATGAGCGTCACCCTTGCCGAGAGGCATGGTCAGGCTTGCCATCATCCACTGTCCGGCGTGGGAGATTCTGGTGAGAACGGACACACTCCCCGGCTTGCTTTCGATCGGCCACTGGGTCACGGTGATCCCGTTGTCGGCGAGCGGCTTCCTGGTGGCCGTGATGATGGCTCCCAGATCCGCATAGGTCTTGCCGAAGTGTGGGTTCGTGGCGTTCCTCTCCACTATAGGGAACTGGGCTTGCGCCTTGCATATAGCGGCCTCGAGCTTGTCCGTCTCTGGGCTCATCTGAAGGCTTGAAAAAATCGGGGTGACTTGTGGTTCCATGGTGATCTCCTTTGGGCCGAGGTCTATCATGTTCAATCCTGAAAGGAAAGCCTTGTGGTCAATACTATATTATAGTAAACCAGTGACCGATCGAGAGTGTGTGCGCTGTGGTATCCGTATCTCACTGAAAAACGGGGATCCCTCCAGGGATCAATCGCGGGAGTGAAGGCCACTGGAAGACACGCCTGACCAGAAAGCCGTATCCTCAACCCGTGAAAGCGGAAAGGCGAGGGTCTTAGGTGACTAGATGCGATAGGGTTCCGGCGCGGGGAAAGCCGGGCGAAGATGGGGTCGCTCCCATCCCTCGATCACTTCTTCCGACAGTTCTTCTTGTGAGCCTGGATGATCGCGTGAAGGATCACCTCGGCGTGGGACTCGAGCTTCCACTTCCCCATGAGGTCATCACAGAAGGCCATCACTTCCTGTTTTTCTTCCGGCAAGAACCGAATGGTCAGATCCACCTTCCCATCGGGCGGAGAGGACGTGTGAGCGGATCTCTCACCACCATGAGGCTCAACACTTGACACATCCCCCCCGCCGACACTATGTTCCCCCGACTCTGGTTCCGGACTGGGGTCTTGAGATGGTGGCGCGGGGAGGGAAGTATCCTCGGCAGAACTTGCAGTCGTTTGAGGATCGCCCTTCGCCACTGTCTCATCATAGAATTCGGCCTTGAAGAGTGAAGGATCCACCGATGGAAGCTCGAATGACAGAGCCATCTCATCGATCGTGACGTTCGACATCTCCATGAATTGATAGAGTCCATCTCTATCGACGCGGCCATACTGTGAGGCCCCAGAGAGAACCTTGAGCCTTGCCTCCTGTTCATCCTTCGCGTGGACATATACCACTGGTATAGGTGGGATCTCATAGCCTTCTTTCGCCATCTGACCCAGACACCGAAGTCTCTGGTGGCCATCGATCACGCTGAATTTTTTTCCATTTTTCCAGATGTGGATAGGGAAGGAGAATCCCCGCTTGAGGATCTCGCGCTTGAGCTTCTTGAATGACTCTTCTGATAGGGACTTGAGATCGCCCTGAAAGTGTTCAAAGGAATCTAGTGGGAGCTGATCCGCTCCCTTGCAGGCGATCTTGATCTTCTTCATGCAAGTCGTTTTTTCACAGTCAGAGATCGCTGGAACTGAACGATCGTCTTATCGGATGCGATATTGATCTCGACCTCGAAGTCCTGGAACTCACCCACCTTGAGAAGCGCGGTGTCAGCGTCCTCAAGATCCACGGTGAGCTTTCCCGCGGGGCCGTTCACGATCGCCACGCCAGTCCCCAGACCCTTCTCCAGAAGCGTCCCATCGGCCTTCTTGAAGATCGCCTTCAAGGGTGTGGCTCCAGTGATGTCATACGGATCCCCGTTCTCATCTCTCAAGCGAAGATTGATCGTCTTATCCTCACCCTGAACTATCTTGACCACCTTTGTCACGGTTCCCATCTCAACACTCCTTCTCCCCGATCACCTCGGAGTCATCTTGAATCCCCACGATCACGCCCACGCGCTTGTCTCCATCGACCAGATCCTCCAAGATCTGTCCGATAAGATCCACGTAGTCAATGGGATACCCTGTCACTTCTCCAGTTCCTTCCACCACTCCATCCATTATAGACCCGACAAGGGTCAGGCTCAAGGCATCGAGCTTCGCCTTGATGTCTGGGAACTCATTCTTCTCGAACGACACCTTCAAAGGCGAACGGATCCCCTCTGAGGGAGACTCCACCATCGCCATCCATTCTCCGGGAGGATCCGTGACGGCTGTGACCAGATCGAAATAGTATAGCCCAGAGAAGGAAGCTCCTCCGGGCGAAGGCGAAAGTGGGAACGTCCCTATCACAGAATTGTCGGGGCGAAGAACTTTCGCTGTGATTCCGGTCAGACCGGAAGCCAGGTTCTTCGCCACATAGAAGATCCGATGTGGTGTTCCCAGGAAGGCCATGATTCTCCGATCTTAGGTCGCATACCCGCCAGTGTAAACACGATCAGAGATCGCCTTGAGAGAATCCGTTCCAGTCGCGAAGCCAGCTCCCTGAATGTCATCCACATCGGTCTGAATGTTGTTCACAGAAGTCTGGGAGGCCTTCGTGTCCACAGCCGTCTTGATCGCGCTCAAGCCATAGGTGGCGGAAGCAAGCTCGGCCAAGATCGCGTCAATGTCGAGCTGGGCCGCATCAATCGCGTTCCTTAAGGCTGAGAGGCCATAGGTTCCATTATTGATCTTCTGCTGGATCTCATCGGTATCGGCGAGGATCGTTTGAGCCGTGGTCTCCAGGGCGAAGCCAGAGGACTGGACATCCGCCACCACGTTCCCCACACGTCTCTGAACATAGGGAACGGCGTTCTCATTATACGAGAAGGCGAAGATCAATTCTTCCACGGTCGCCGTGTTCGGGAGAACCACGTCGATATAATAGTCGCCCTTTCCCACTCGGGTCGCATAGATGGGGGTCGGCTCGTCCACATACCCGGCAAGATAAGACTTCCTGGATACGCCAGAAGAATTCGCGATCGTCACGGCGATCTGGTTCGAGTCAGGATCTTCCATGTCGCCATTCGTGTCGAAGAGAGAGATCGGGACGCGATAAGTGGTGGTTCCAGAAGGAGGACGAATCAAGTCACCTGGAACTGACGCGGAGAATCTTGTGTTATTCTGAATGTTCCCCACCGCGCTCTGAACTGTGGAGATAAGGGTCTGAAGGGCGGCGAGACCATAGGTTCCATTGTTCACTTTCGCCTGGATGTCGGTGGTCTGGACGGCTATTCCATCGGCCACTGTGTCGATGGTATCGATCTTTCCTTCAATGATGTCGAGGTGGGCTTCTAGGTCATCTTCATCATTCTCAAGGCTCCACTTGGCCTGAGTGGCTGGAGCGTTCTGCGATGCGCTGTTGATCTAAACCTGATAGAATCCCGCGCCGCCATAGGTTCCTTGCATCACGGGAGTGATGTTCAGCTCATAGATTCCGGGATAGTTTACCGCCGAGATCTCGGTCAGAGCCACGCCAGTGGCGACCTCTGTCCCGTTCCTTCGGATCTTCGCTGTCACGTCCAGAAGACCAGTCTGTTCGTTCCTTGCCGTATATAAGAATCTAAGATTTTTCAGAGACATCATTCCCCCCTTAAGTCAATCGCCCATCGCTTGTATCTATATTATCCTCGATCTGGTCGAGCCTGTCGATCACGTTCGTGGACTCATCGAGGTCGAAGAAGTCCATCGGCTGAGAATACTGCGGATCCAGTATCGTCAGGCCCACGTTCGTGAAGACCTTGAACTGGACGGTCACGAAGCGGACGTTTGGCATGACCACCGTGTCATTGATATATAGGCCATTCCCCACATGAGGACACGCCACAGTGTTGAGGATCACCCCATCGGGGCCCCTCACGACAGCCTGGACGAACCTCGCCGTGTTCCCATCCTCGAGCTGACAGACGATCGGGATCCTGTCATTCAGGTTCACACCCATGTGACTCCCTCCGTCTGGTATCCTTGAGCGATGGCCGCTCTGATTTTTTCCGGAACGAATTCGAAAGTGGAGATGATCCTCCTTTGAGGGGAGAACATTCTCACCTTCAGGTTCGGGATCGCTGGGACAAGAATGTCATTCACGAAGACTTCCCTCTGGAGGAGATCGTTCGCTCTGAGTCCGTGGGATATATTGTTCGGCCAGGAGGATCTCCACCCCTTGAGGTGATCTTCCGTGGCGGCTTCGTTGCAAGCGATGACCGTGATGTCTCTGAATCCATCCTTGATCGCCTGAATCATTGGAGTGTGTTCTCTCACTCCACCGTCCACGAATCTTCCATCGACCGGGGACATATAGAATGGAACCGCTGAAGAAGCCTTGACGAACTTCCTGAATTCTTCTAGGGGAAGCCTTGAAAGTTCAGCGAAGTGAAGCGTCCCTTCTTGGTGATCCACATAGGTCACCTTCACTTCACAGCGCGGAGATCCAGTGATGTGTTCATCGATCATCTTGTGGAGCTTGTTCGCCGAATAGAGACCACCGAATCCAAGGAAGGCCAGCCAGTTCCTTGTGAGAACTGAGTCCTCCTTGAGACTCATCCAGATCTGGAATAATTTTTCGAAGTCCATGAAGGCGATGGCCGCTCCGTTTAGAGCCCCCACGCTTGTCCCATAGATCGCATTGAAGTGATCTCCATTCTCGAAGAGTCTCTTCAAGACACCGATCTGAAAGGCTCCTCCGGCTCCACCACCTGAAAGAATTAAGGCCTTCACACCAGCTCCTTCTCTCCCCACCATAGATTCACGGCGGCGGTCGTGGCCTGAGAAGAAGGCTTCTTCTCGAAAGTGATTCGAAGATAGGCTTCAGCGTATAGCTTGCCGTATCCCCCCAGAGGATCGATGTCACATCCCCCCTGATTCCCATCGTCACACCATAGCCTCCACCCTGAATTCTCAGATGGGACACTTGTGTCATGATAGGCCCCAAGGATCTGTCCATCGGGAACCACATCAATCCAGTCAAGGCCTTCTGTTCCAGGGATCCCGGCTTCCGCGGGAGTGGCCGGATAGAACAGGCCAGCATAGGCGAACTCCTTGTCCACAAGTTCAGCCTTCGTGATTCGATCTCCGAAAAAATAGACATCCGTGAATCCGTATCCTCCGCCGATATATCGACCGACTTTCCCGAGCGTTCCAGGAATCTTGATCTCAAGGATGCAAGTGTTCCCAGAGAACACACCCTCCATCGAGGCGAGCTTCAGGTTCTTGTCTTCCTTCTCAAGAAGCGTCACCACTTCCTTCTGTCCGGATATATTGAACTGAGTCTTCACGGTGAGGAAGTCCGTCTCTTCATCCGTTCCCTTCATGAACGCGCAGAAGGTGGTGACAGCTCCATCGTCACAGACAAGGATCCACCGATCATCGCCTTCGATGAAGCGCGGATACAGTCCGCGGCCTTGATAGTTCGCCTTGAATTTTTCCCAGGATAGCTTCAATTTCACGCGGCCTCCTCGGTGAAGACGATGAAGATGTCGAAAGTTCCGTTCACAGAGTTCGCTACTTGCTTCAAGCTCATTCCTTCACCGGGCCTCAATGTGATCGGTTTTTCTTCCGGACGGACAGAGTAAAGTGGCTCCCCTGTGAGCTGTTGAGTGTGATCTTGAGCTTCCACGTCTACCGTTCCGGGGCCCCATTCGTCAGATGACCACTGGGCTCGCTTCATGTTCGCCGCAGACTCTCCGGCCACAGTGGCTCCAGTCTTCACTGTCACGGATCCTGAAAGGGTGTCGGCGGAATCAGAAGAGACTGGAGTGAAGTTGGTTCCAGCCGAGTGGCCAGTGATTCGCTTGAGCTGGAAGTCAGCCACGACCCCAGTGGTGGCCGCTGTTCTTGAATTCACCAGGCGGATCTCCTGAATCTTCACGATCACTCCAGATCCTCCGGCGTTCACGATCGATGCCATGGACTTATTCTGAGCGATCAGGATGTTGGTCAGCGTCACATGGAAAGTCTTCTTCGGAGCGTATAGGAGGCGAGATATGGCCATCTATTTTTTCCCCCCTAGTTTTTCAATCTTCGTCAGGGTGGACACTGTTTTTTTTATGTCATCGGAAGCGAAAGAACACATGGAGGGATTCTTCGCGCAGAACTGAAGAAGAGAGGTCTTGAGGTCTCCGAAGCTCCTGGCGGACGTGCAAACCATCCCGATTCTTTCCTTGTCCCACTCTGGGCCCGTCATTGACTGGGATTTTTCGGAAAGCATCCAAGAACATTCAGCTCCGAACTTGCCAAGATCCCCACACCATCTCGCGTCCTTGATCGTGATCCGTGTGCAAGAACTAAGCGCGAAGGCGAATAAGATCAGCGAGGCGGCGACGATACTCTTCTCTGGTTTTTTCATCGAGAACATCCTTCTCCTGAGAGGCCACGATCTCCTTGACCACAGCGTCATACTTTCGAACCTGTTCATCTATCTTGAGCGCGATGACCTGGAAGGAGACCACCAAAGCCATCTCATCATAGATCTTCCCAGCGGCCCAAGTGAACCCCCAGATGAATAAGGGATTCACTATCGGCCAAGTCAAGAAGGGAGCGGCCAGGAAGATCTTCTTCAAGACCTCTCTGACCACCACTTCGAAGATGAGCTTCTTGACTAGATCGTTCACTTGTTCTCGATCTTCTGGCCACCAGTCACAGACGCGATCATGTTGATGACCATGATCCAGAAGGAGCTGATCCCAGGCATCGCCTTCACAAGGTCAAGAAGTTGATGGAGGATGATCGCTCCGGCTCCGGCTCCCATATAGGCCAAGATCGCTGGAAGAGCGATGGTCTCAAGGTTCATGATCCCGCCGATCAAGGCAAGAACAGGAGCCACCCAGGCTTTCGCCGCCCCAAGTCGATCCCAGATCAGTCCTCGGAGGAAAGACACCTTCATCGATCCCACAAGAACGAAGCAGATCGCGGCCACTTTCCCCATCCAAGGAAGACCACCGAACAGCTTCACTTGTTCAAGAACCATCGTGAAGAAGTCACCGATGGGAAGTTCAGCTTCTTCAGCGAACCCGA